CATATTGTCTTTTTCTTATACGGGTTGCATTTGGCACAACCTTTCATAAAGGTTGTCTTATATTTGAAGGAGGGGTCAAAGGGTCAAGCAAAGCGGAACGTAGTTCCCCTTAATAAAATTGAATTAAAAATTAATTATATATGTATAGATATTAATAACCAATATGTCAAACTATTTTAGCGATGATGAGAATGAAAATGTCGATGAGAATGCAAGCAATGCTGAATCCGAAGATGAAACAGAAGTCAATATGGCCGATGCTATAGGAGAAGATACGGATGAAGAAGTGGAAGAAGAAGAACCAAAAGCAGAAGTCGATGAACAAGAAGATGATGAAAGTTTGCCATTAGATTTGGCGGAACAACAAGACGATAGTGATGATGAAGAAGACGAATCTTATCTGCAAAAATTTGACAGCGAAATCAATAAAAATTACATTTTAGACCATCACCCAGAGTGCGAAATCCATACTCAAGTTGAAATCATGGCGCTTGCTCAAGTTGTTAGAGACGATATGGGTAACATTGTAGACGAACTTCATCGCACACTTCCGTTTATAACTAAATTTGAACGTGCCAGAATTATTGGCCAACGTGCAAGTCAAATTAATTCGGGGTCTAAGCCATTCATTACTCATATGCCAGACAATATGATTGATGGTTATTTAATTGCCGAAATGGAACTTGAACATAAAGCAATCCCGTTTATCATACGCAGACCTTTGCCAAATGGAGGAAGCGAGTATTGGAAGATTAAAGATTTGCAAAACATAATCTCTTAATAAACGAACAAATATATAACGAACAAATATATGACAAATAATATAATACTCTTTTTTATTACATTATTGAAGAATTCGATTAATTTATTCTCTAGATGGAACTGTCTCATTACGGGACTGATTAAAAAAGTATAGATACAAGTTATTAACTTGAGTTTCTAATGCAGTGTTATCTGATTGGAGTTGAGTAATCATAGCCAGTAAATTGGTATATGCTTGTGAGCTAGCAACTCCTTGAGAAATAATTAACTGACGTAACAATTCATCCGCTGTGTCAACGTAGCTTTTGTTAGCAACTTGAAGATTGACTGTGGGTGTTTTAACAAATGCATTTGCATTATTAAAATTAAAGTTTGAGTTTAAAACAGTTACCTCATCTCCTAAATACAATGTAACCCCAGACATGTTATAATAATAATAAATACTTTTTTTTTAAAATAATTTTATTTAATAAACGCACTTTAATAAACGCACTTTAATAAACGCACTTAATTATTGACGCGTAGAAGTAACTGTTTTGAATGGATGGTTATTTGGCAACTTGGATTCTAGGCCCCATTTATGGGCTAAATAACCTTCAATCTGTTGTCGTTTAGAATCAGTTAAATCGGATGGATTTAAATACATAATCACTTCTGCAATTTCACCTTCAAATCCAGCCTTCGCTACATTGGGTTGTTCCCATATATCAGTATAACCACCAATAATCAAGTCTGTGGAATTTGTTACGTTATAACTAATGTCCGATGTATATGTTGATATTGCAGAAGCAGTAGGTGGTATAGCTCCATTAACGTAAAATGTATCTTTTCCTTCCACTCTATTTACAACGGTTTCATACATAATAAACTCTCCCATTGACACCGTTTGAACCGACCCAAGTCCATTACTGCTATGTTTTGCCCATGGAAACGTATAACCACCAGACATTCCCATTCGAAACTCACCACTAAATGTAGGCCATAATGCACTATTTTTAGAGAGAATATCAGTATTAAACGAATACGCATGTGCAATAATGAACATGGAGAATGAGTTTTGTCCTAATTCTAATCCAGACGCTCCAGCTAAAAAGTCGTTTGAAAAAACAATAGTTGATTTTCCATCCAATCCATCTGCAAGGTAGGTCGGTCTTTTTGCGGAATTTGGTTGAATAAAAGTATATCCTCGACTAGATTTATCATTCCATGCACTAACACTTGTTCCGGACGTTATCACTGAAATTGAATCCGCACTATCTAGCCATAAAGAACATCCATCCAATGCTAAAGGCGATGTCAAAATAGAATAAAATAACATAGCATTTGCGCGAGATTGGTTAAAAAAGTATTGATATAATTGGTCAATCTGAACTGCTAAAGTAGTTTGGACTGTTTGTCTTTGTCCAAGCAAATCATAATATTCAGTTGTAGATGTTGTATCTGTTGTAGCACTTGATAAAATAAGTGCATGAATTTCTTCGTCAGCTACATCCACATATTGTTTGTTAGAAACATTGAGTGCCACAGTTGGGTTTTTGACAAAGACGTTGGCATTGTTGAAGCTAACATCGGAACCATGAATAACTGCATTTTCTCCTAAAAATACAAATGATGGGGGAGGATTTGGAGGATATTCAATAGCCGTCATTTTAATGTTAGGATCATCTCTGTTTACATTCCAAAATAGATGCGACCCATCTGGTGTGATATAAAAGATATTTATATAATACATTCCGCTTAAAGGAGGAATGGCACTACTAGGAACATTTGTGAATGAAGTAAAATTTCCCGCAATGGCATCAAAGTAACTATAAGATGGTTGTGGCTTATTTATAAATAAATATTTACCATCGGGGCTTAAAGCTGCTCCACAACAGAATTCTAGTTGTCCATTTAGTGCAGTAATTTGTGTAAAAGGCCCATAGTTGGTACCATTCCAGTCAGAAAATAAAAATTTATTAGTTCCATTTGAATTGAAATCCACCATGGCAATTCTTTTTCCATCTGAGCTCATGGCTAAATTGCCGTATTGATTATTAATTGTATGTCTTTCTTCTGTGTCCAATATTTGAATAGGGTCATTGTAATTGTTAGTAGTAGCATTTAATGTAGCATAGTAAACATATCCACCAACAGAACTGAGAATAATTCGAGAACCATTTGCAGTCATATTAACTGCTGCAAAAATTCCTATCATGTTAGACGGTCTTGAAATTGTGCCTTGAAACACATAAGCTCCATTAATCCATTTAAACACATATGGGTCTAATGAATATGATAAAACAACAAGCCGATCACCATTTGCACTCATTGCAGCAGATGTCCACCGAATAGTTGAAACGGGAATTCCTTGAATTTGAATTTTGTTAGACCATGCATCTGATGCAGAGGCACGAGTGAAATAATATATTTGTCCATATGTTTGATCAAAACCATCAGTCGGAACAACCATTCGAGTTAAAGAATTGTTAATGGCCATAAAAGAAAGGGTTCCTGTATCTGGATACAAAAAATTGGTAGATGGTGTAAATGAAACGACCGAACTCATTATAAAGTATTGTAACATATATTTTTTTTGCAAAATATTTGATTTCCCTTATATATTATATGAAATTGTATTAAGAAAATAGTTTATTACTAATGTATAAATGAATCTTGGTGTTTTATTTTCTCTTTTTGTTAGTGCTTCTTCGTTCCTCCACCCATTACATTACTATGAATCTGTTTTTAAAACATGGATGCAAATGCATAATCAAACATCTCTAAATGTTTCTCATTATAGTCATATGTTGACCAATTATGCAAAAAACGATGACTTGATTGAGGTCCACAATATGTTAGATGATATGCCTTATCAATTAGGCCACAACAAGTTTTCTCATTTAAATACGGAGGAATTCAGTCAATTTATTAATGCACGTGGAACTTTTGTGCCGGAAATATATGACGACGAAGATGATGAGGATGACTTTGCAAATGAAGTATATTTACCAGTAAGTGTGGATTGGACTAATCAAGGTGCCGTGACGGGTGTAAAAGACCAAGGAAATTGTGGTTCATGCTGGTCCTTCTCGGCTACGGGGGCATTAGAAGGAGCATACAAAATTAAGTATGGAACATTGGTTTCTTTCTCTGAACAAAATTTGGTATCATGCGATACCATTGATTCTGCATGCAATGGAGGTCTAATGGACAATGCTTTTTCTTGGACAAAGACAAATGGCGGATTGTGCACGGAGTCTGGATACCCTTATACATCGGGAACAACTGGCCAGAAAGGCACGTGTCTAACCACATGCAGTAAAAATGTAAATGTGGCACCCAAGTCTTTTACAGATGTGACCCGTAATTCAGACTCTGAACTAATGACGGCCATTGCAAAACAGCCCGTTTCAATTGCCATACAAGCGAATCAGCCAGATTTTCAGTTGTATAAAAGTGGAGTTCTTACTGGAACGTGTGGGACAAATTTAGATCATGGGGTGTTAGCTGTTGGATATGGAACATGGACAGATGGCACAGATTATTATAAAGTGAAAAATAGTTGGGGAACTGGTTGGGGAATGGGTGGATACATTTTGATTCAAAGGGGAAAGAATCAACGATGTGGGGAATGCGGTATTTTATGCGGGCCTCCAAGTTATCCCAATCTTTAAATAGAAATAAATGACAATTGATATAAATGTTTCTTTATATCAATCAACTGCAAAATAAATTGAAACCAAATTAAAGAATTCAAAATTGCATTATTATTACCACATCTAAGAATCATGTTTACTCAATCAAATACTAATTTTAGCTCTTATAAAATGGAGAATGATATGTCATTTGGAACCATCCAGTTTCATGTATCTGATATACCCGCACAAAGTGCCGAGTTTGATATAGCTATGATTATCGACAATTCCAGCTCGATGGACGATTCATGTGACCAAGATGGTAGAAAAAGAATGCAATATGCCAAATTCACTGCAGAACAATTGTGTCGAAAAGCGCAAGAAAATGCAACTGGTCCAATTCATGTATCACTCACCACGTTTGATACGAATGTAGTAAGCGTCTTTGGCCTTCAAGAACTAACAGCAAATACAGTAGGTCCAATGGCTTCGCAGATTTCAACCATTTATCCAAATGGGTCAACTGATATTGGGGCAGCATTTACTGAAATACAAAAAATGGCACAAGTGCAACCAGAATTTATTGCATTTGTGCTAACAGATGGACAAGCAACTAGCGGGGAACGAGATATTAAAAAATTAATAGAAAGAGCTTGTCAAATTCCAGATAGAGTGCAATTAGAATTGATTGGATATGGTGCGGACCATGATTTTAAGTTATTAAAAGGAATCCAACAAGCCAGAGCAAATACTGGATACATATTTATTGCAGAATTTGAAAAATCTTCATTCGCATGTTCTGAAATTATTTATCGATTGTTGAATCGGATTGCAAAAAATATAAAAATTTATGTTCAAAATGGTGAAATCTACAATTGGAAAAATGATACATGGGGACCAGAAATACATATAGACCATTTAGTCACCAAGATGAACAAGACATATGCGGTTCGTTCAAATGACCCAACTCATTTTAAAGCCACCATTTGCGGTATATGCATAGAAACAAATGAACAATTTGAGTATAGTATATCTGACGAACCCTTGCCTTTGCCTCTAGAGAATCTAACAAAAGAATGGTTTCGAAATAAAACAATGCGCACAGTATATGAAGCGGGACAAATAGATGATGGTCTGAGAAGAACGGAAAAAATGTTGAAGCAACAAAATGCCAAACAGAAACTGACAGACCTTATGGTGGAAATCAAGAAATATATGGATGACAATGAATTAAGAGAAGACAAGATATTAACTATGTTATGCGATGACATTTTCACTTGTCATGAAACAATTGGAATAAGAAATGGAAATATGTATATACATGCAAGACAAACATCACAAGGAACACAAAACATTTACAATGTAGAGCCACCCAAAGCAAGACATTTTGAGCCGAATGATTTTGAGCCACAACTTGCTCGTTCTGTATCAGTTCGAAAAGCTAGTCAATTTGAAGATGCAGACGAAGAAGAAGATATTCATAAACAAAGACCCGTTATTAGAGGTCACATTATGTCGTGCGTAGATGATAGTCCATATGCAGAATTAGGTGCCATTCAATTTATGCGTGGTGCTAGCATTCATACTCCAACTAACAGCATTTAACCTCTCTCTCTCTAATTCGTTTTTTATTTTGTTAGTCTCATTAAAAATATATATCAGAATAATATAAAACGGACGGATAATACTTTATTAATATTATGTCCTCTTTTCCCACTCTGCATGGTGATGCCACTAATGGAAAAATAAAAGTATGGTCGATTCAAGTAACACAATCCAATGGATGCGGTGTAATTCAAACAGTTCGTGGATTTCTTGGCGGAAAAATGCAAATAAATGAAAAAGTTATTTCTGAAGGAAAAAATATTGGAAAGAAAAATGAAACAAGTCCATTTCAACAAGCGATGCTAGAATCTCAATCAGCATGGGCTAAAATGAAAGAAAATGGATATTATTTGCAAGACTTACAGCAACAACTACAATCGAATCAATCTAACAAAAAAGAAATTGATGAAAAGGTGCCTCTTCCGATGTTAGCTCATGATTACAATAAACGTGGTAAAAGTGCAAAGTTTCCTTGTTTTGTTCAACCCAAATTAGATGGTGTTCGAGCAGTTGGTTCAAATGGACTTTTTTCTCGAGCACGTAAACCATTTTCCCATTTAACTCACATTGTAAATGAACTACCATCTGGGATAATACTAGATGGAGAACTATATACTAACAAACTAACATTTCAAGAAATAGTGGGATTGGTTAAACGGGAATCTCTTGATACCGAGGCTTTACAAAAACAGCAACAAATCAAATACTACGTTTACGATATTATTAATGACAAACCATATGCCGAGCGTCATCGAGATTTGTTAGTTCTTTTCAATAAATACTCTTTCAAGAATATTGTGTTAGTTCAAACGGAATCTTGTTCTTCCGATGCACATATGAAAGAAATGCATAACAAATATGTATCAGATGGATATGAGGGAATTATGTTGCGAAACCCGACGGGACATTATAAAAATAGTAGGTCAATTGATTTACTCAAATACAAGGAGTTCATGGATGATGAATACACCGTAGTGGGATTTCGTGAAGGAGATGGATTGGAAAAAGGATGCGTTATTTGGATATGTCAAACAGAAGAAGGGAAAACGTTTTGTTGCCGTCCAAGAGGAACTCATGAAGACCGAGCTATTTTCTTTCAAAATGGGGAACATTACATTGGAAAGAAACTAACAGTTCGATTTCAAGAACTAACTTCTTCAGAAGAAAAAGTTCCCAGATTTCCAGTTGGCATTTGTTTTCGGGATGATATTTAAAAATAAAATTGAATTATATAATTTGGTCATTCTATATTTCAATTAAACTAACAAATATTTCATATAATATATTTTTCATATTATAAATGTCGGAATTCTTAATAAATGCAATTATTTATAAAATTGTTTCATTATGGGAAATCGAAAGAGATGATATCTATATTGGGTCCAC